TTGATTCTCTTTTGAACAATATTTCTATAATAATCACAAACTGTGAATATCTGGGGTGATGAAACATGAAGCTGTTCAGTCATCAGCAGGAAGCCTTGAATCAAACAGAGGGTTTCCAGAACATCGCATTTTTTCACGATATGGGATTAGGCAAGACATTCACGGGATCCGAAGCAATGATCCGATTCAGGACAAAAGCGAACCTGATTGTCTGTCAGAAGTCCAAGATCAGGGACTGGATGAATCACTTCACTGTGAATTATCCAGATGTGCAGGTGTTCAACCTGACACTGGATGTACCAAGGGATCAATTTCTTGGACAGTGCCTGTTAGAACGCAGAACAAACGTTGGAATCATCAACTATGAACTGGCATGGAGAAGAAGAGAACTTCTTCAGCTATCTGATTTTACCCTGATGCTTGATGAATCATCACTGATTCAGAACCCGAAAGCGAAACAGACCAAATTCATCCTGAAGATGAAACCTGCACACGTGATCTTGCTGTCAGGATCCCCCGTCGGTGGTAAGTATGAAAACCTTTGGTCACAGTGTCACCTGTTAGGTTATAAGGGAACACAGCACGCATTTGATACTATCTATGTAAACAGGGTAAAACTTCAGATTGGGACAAACATCTTTAATGTCCCTGACAAAGAAGATCCTTACAAGAACGTGGATCGTCTGAAGAAAACGATGCGGTCATTAGGTGCCGATTTCCTGAAAACAGAAGAGGTTATGGATCTTCCAGAACAGACCTTCATCAAGATATACAGCGATGTTTCCAAGGAATACAAACGGTTTCAGCGGAAAAGGATTGTTGAAGTTGAAGGGTGTGAACTGGTCGGGGACACTTCCCTGACACGCCTGTTATACAGTCGTCAGTTATGCACCTGTTATTCCAAGGAAAAACTTCAGGCGTTCCGAGATCTGATTGATTCAACGCATGATCGGCTGATCGTGTTCTACAACTTTAATGCTGAACTGGATGCGATGGTGAAGGTTGTTCCCGATGACAGACCTTTTGGATTTGTCAATGGTCGTGAAAAGGATCTTGCACCATATGATCTATGTGATGATTCTATAACGTTTGTTCAATATCAGGCAGGATCTATGGGATTGAATTTACAGAAGGCGAACAAGATTATTTACTTCAGTTTGCCGTTATCATCGGAACACTTTGAACAGTCCAAGAAAAGGATTCACAGGATAGGGCAGACAAAACCCTGTTTCTATTACCTGATGCTCTGCAGGGGATCGGTTGAAGAACAGATCCTTGCAACACTGGAAGAAAGGAAGGACTTCACAGATGATCTATTTGATATTTCTGTTTAGTTTATTAACTCTGGATTGGTTCCAGACAGAGGATCTTTGGATCCCTGCAATATCATTAATCATCAGCGGACTGCTGATTTTAAGAAAGGAGAATAAAGCATGAAGTACAAATGCCACTATGCTATGAATGATCCACAGCCCTGCGGAAAGGTTGACTGTTGTTTTCATTGTGATGAACGTGATACCTGCAAACTGGCATGTGAAGAAGAAACATATGAAGGTTGTGAAGAACTGATTCAGGAAGATGACGAACTTCAGATCATGGAAACAGCCCTTCCTGACACCATCGGCAAGGTAACAGATCTGGTTATCCAGATGAAGAAGGCTGAAGCTGAGATCGACAAGATCAAGGCTGAGATCCTGAAGGCGATGGAAAGTAATGGAATCAAGAAGTTTGAGAATGAAAAAGTGTCCTTCACCTACGTTGCACCGAGTACAAGAAAGACCTTTGATAAGAAAGCGTTTGAGAAAGCACATCCTGAGATCGACCTTGGTCAGTTCGATAAGGTCAGCAACGTGAAAGCGTCCGTTAGAATCGGGGTTAAGTGATATGGAAGTTATCAAGAAGAACGATCCCGTCATGACAGAGTTTTCCGAGATTTCGGAAGGTGCCGTGTTTGAAAAGTGTTCGGTCTATTACATTAAGATTTTCGGATCTGAAAACTATGGCAATCTTGGTGTCAATCTTAAAACGGGTGCAGTCATTGGTTTCAACAAGCATGAATTCGTAAGACCTGTCAAGGGTAAATTCGTTGAGGAATAGAACAAAGAAAGGATCAAACATGATACTGAAAGAGTACATCAGCACCCTTGATTCGCAGGAAAAGATCAAGATCGGTGCGAAGAACGGGAACGGGTTCTTCTATGTGGGCACTGCTGAAGATTTCCTGCTTCATCTCACAGACTACGAAAAGGGGAACAGCACCTACTACGATGAACGAATGAAGAAAAGTGAGTCAAGATTGCTGTCAGAATTGAATAAGGACACATCATTCTCTGGGTGGGCTAAATCACAGTTCAAACGGTGGAGAACGAAAGGATCAACGCCGAAATTTGAAGTGGATGATTACAACGATTTTTTGAAGTCTTACAGTGCACTAATCACCAAATTGTTTAACTGTGTCAAACAGCGAAAACAGAATAAAATCCTGCGGAAACCTTTACCGACTAGACAGGTTTCCGATCACTTTATCGCAGATTATGCGGTAGAAGATGACAAGGTAATTGCAATCACCATCGAAGGGAAAGAGAACGGTGCTTTCTGGGGTCTGTACGAAACAGACGGAAAACCACACCTTAAATATGTTGAAAACGAAGATCCAATAGAAGGTGTTGATGATGGGGACTGAGAAACGTTTTGAAAACCAAGTGAAGGATCTTCTGAAGTCATACGGCTGTTGGTTTCTGAAATACTGGGGCGGTGGAGAATTCACCAAGGCAGGTGTCCCTGACATCCTTGCTTGTGTGAACGGTAAATTCCTTGGTATCGAGGTTAAAGCCCCAAACGGGAAACCGTCAGAACTTCAGTTGTACAATCTCAGGAAGATTGATGAAGCAGGTGGTTATGGGATCCTGTTATATCCGAAGGACTTCAAGCTGTTTCAGAGTCTTATTTTTGAGATATTTAACGGTGATGATGACACATATGACATTTACATGAAGTTGAAAGGCAGGTGGTCGGGTGTTTGACAAGATACACTTCAGCACAGCCCAATGTTATGATAACTGTCCACATCAGTTCTATCTGCGGTATGTTTTAGGTCTGGAAACACTTCCAGACTGCGATCCACAGAATCCCCTGATCCTTGGAACTGCCCTGCATCGGGGCGTTGAAACGGATCTGGAAACAGCGATAGATGAATACTACAACAGTTATCCAGTTATCACTGATCTTCATATTGAAGAAGCAATGAAACTGGAACATTGGATCCCAAAGCTGAAAGAACTGTTCCCTGAAGGTCTGCATGAATTATCATTCAGTAACCCGTATTATATGGGAACTGCGGATCTTCTGGTTTCAGTAGATGATAAGACTTATGATCTGTATGATTTCAAGTATTCCAACAACATTGAACACTATCTGGAATCAGAACAGCTTCATGTGTATAAACACTATCTGGAATGGATCAAGGGAATCCACATCAGGAAAATGTATTTCGTTTTTATCCCCAAGGTCAGGATCAGACAGGGGCAAAAGGAAAGACAGTTTGATTTTAGAAAACGGATTATGCAGGAACTTGAAAAAGTTTATATCAAGATTCTGGAAGTCCCGTTCGACCAAACCAAGGTTGATGATTTCCACCACACCTGCATGAAAATTGCAACAGACAGATCATTCAAGAGAAACAACACCAAACTTTGTGATTGGTGTGAATTTAAAGATTATTGTAAGAAAGGACAAGATTATATGATTTTACCTAGTACAGAACGCAGATCTTCACAGGAGATCACCAAGAAAAAGATTTTTATCTACGGTCAGTCATTCAGCGGAAAGACCACAGTCTGCGATGACGCACCCAATCCCCTGAACCTGAACACTGATGGAAATATCGAGTTCGTAACAATGCCCTATATCCATATTGGTGATAAGGTCACCACAGAAGGCAGGGTTACCAAGAAGATGTTTGGTTGGGAAATCCTGAAAGAAGCAATCAAGGAACTTCAGAAGAAGGATAATGAATTCCAGACCATCATCATTGACCTGATCGAAGATGCTTATGAAATGTGCAGGCTCTACATGTACGATAAGTTAGGCATCGAACACGAATCAGACGATGCTTTCAGGGCATGGGATAAGGTAAGAACTGAGTTCTTCAGTACAATGCGTGAGTTCTTTAACCTGCCTTATGATAACCTGATCGTTATCAGCAAGGAAGATATGTCCCGTGATATTACCAAGAAATCTGGTTCCAAGATCACTCAGGTTAAACCGTCCCTTCAGGATAAGATCGCAGGTAAGTTAGCAGGTATGGTTGATATTGTTGTCAGGACTACAGTATCAGATGACGGATCTTACACCATGAACTTCAAAACGGATGAATTCGTGTTCGGCGGTGGTCGTCTGAAGGGTGTGCGTGCAACGACTATTCCCACATCTTGGGAATCCCTGATGCAGGTATACGAAGATGCAAAGAACCCTGTCGCTGAGGTCAAAGAAGAAACACCTAGACGCAGAACTAAGAAGGACGAACCGATTCAGGTTGAGATCGTGGAAGAAACACCTGTTGAACCCGAAGTCGATGAACCTGAACCCGAACCCGTCCAGACTGAAGAACCCGAAGAAAAGCCCGTAAGAAGAAGGAGAGTAAGAAGATCATGAAGAGTTTCGATTTAATCCCTGAAGATGTTATCAATGTTGTTATCGACACATTCCCGTTAGAAGATGTTGATTCTAAGGATGTTTTTAACAGCCTGCTTGAAAAGCGTATGCTGAAGGATGATGATTTTGCTGACGAACTGTTGGGTGCAGTGTGGGATGAAGCGGTTGACCGTATGTATGAGGAATGTGTTGAACGTGCCAAGATCAAGGCACTGGATGATGTTGATCCTGATGATCTGTTCAAGAAAGCTACTAAGCCCAAGAAGGTTCAGGTTTTCAAGATCGAAGCAGACAGTCCTGAAGAAGCAATGGACGCTATCAAGGATATCCTGAAAGGATTGGACAATGAGCAGTAAGAATACACACAAGATCAGAAGTCACCGTTCCAAGCGTGACTGGAAGAACGCACCTGCTAAAAAGCACATCACAAGTAACAAGTCTGGAATCATGAGATTAATCAATAAGTTTCTGAAAGGGGAATTTTAAAAATGGCAAGTATTTTTGATAAGTGGAACGCACAGATTGATGTTAAAGGTCTGCAGGCTGACATCGCAGAAGCTGATAACGGTAACGGCGGTGATTACAAGGAAGTTCCCGTTGGAACTTATGAAGTCGCTATCGACAAGATGGAACTGAAGGAATCATCCAAGGGGCATCCCATGGTGTCTATCTGGTTCAAGATCCTGACAGGTGATTTCCATAATTGCAGATTGTTCTGGAATCAGGTTATCACACAGGGTTTCCAGATCAGTCAGATCAAGTCCTTCCTAAAGTCCCTTGAAGCGGTTGACGCTGAAAAGATCGACTTCAAGGATTATGCACAGTTCAACGACCTGATCCTTGATGTCTACGAAGCTGTCAACGGACATCTGGAATACCTGCTGAAGTACGAACAGAATAAGAAGGGCTTTTCCAAGTTCACTGTAGAAGAAGTTTACGAGTTATAAGGATTTTTTATATCGCAGGTGCTGAATATATTCTTCGGCATCTGCGATGGATGATGAATTTTTATGATCTTCTATGATTTTGAAGTGACAAAGTATGATTGGTTGGTCACATTCATTGATATGGATAAGCAGGATATAACGGTTATCCACAATGACCAACCAAGCATACTGGAATATTACGAAGGTCGTTCTTCTGATATTTATGTTGGAACAAACAATCATCATTACGATGACTATATCTACAAGGGTCTGTTATGTGACTTTGATCCATACAGGATCAACGAACACATCATCACAGAAGGTAAGTCTGGTTGGTCTTACTCAGACCTATTCCGTAAGATCCCGTTAAGGTCTTACGATGTGATGACACGGATCGACAGGGGATTGAAGTTTTGGGAAGGATCCATGGGAAACAGGATCAAGGAAACGGATGTTGATTTCAGGATTGACAGACCATGGACAGAATCAGAACTGGAACAGATGAAGGAATACAATTTACACGATGTCCTACAGACAATCGAAGTTTTCCTTCACAAGAAAGCTGATTTTGACGCAATCTTGGGACTGATTAAGATGTTTCCTGATACTTTATCAATCAATGATATTGGTCTTACAAAGGCTCAGATCAGTGCGAAGATCCTTGATTGTGAACGTGTCGAAAGGGACGATGAATTTGACCTGTTCGTTCTTCCCTGCATCCAGATCAACAAATATAAACAGGCGGTTGAGTTCTTCCTGAATCCTGAAAACCATGATTATGACCTGTCGTTAGAAATGCTGATAGCAGGGGTTGTTCATACCATAGCATGGGGTGGAATTCATGCGGGGCGTGAAAAGTATCACAACGATGGTGAACGCTGTCAGATGTGGCACATAGACGTTGCTTCATTCTATCCAAGGTTAATGATCTTTCATAACCTGTTGACACGAAACGCAAGGAAACCTGAACGCTTCAGGGGTATTTACGAAAAGCGTATATCCCTGAAAGAAGCAGGCAAGAAGAAAGAACAGGCACCGCTGAAGATCGTTATTAATGGCACGTATGGAATCAGCAAGGCGAAAACTTCCAAGGCGTATGATCCGAGAAATGCAAACCTGATCTGCATCAATGGACAGTTAATGCTGATAGACCTGATCGAACATCTGGAAC